TGATGAGAATAGAATGCCAGGTCAGTACAACTTAAATGCGGTTGCACGTGATTACATACAAGAAAAGAAAGACGAGAGTTTATTGTATGAAGCTGCACGAGCCTGGCAAGTAGATGCCAAAGCAGAGATGTATAAATTGCCATATCAATATGTCGGTCCTTATGCAGAACAAGATGCAACTATGACTCTTCGATTATGGAAAGCTTTGGAAGTAGAAATACGCAAACAAGAATTAAATAGTATTTTTAATTTAGAAACAGAACTCTTACCTGTTTTAGTAGAAATGAAATGGAAAGGGGTACGAATAAATTTAGACAAGGCTAACAATTTAAAAAATCAGTTAATAAAGCAAGAAAAATCAATACTTTTAGCACTTAAAAAGGAAGTAGGATTTGAAGTAGAAGTTTTTGCTCCAACCTCCGTTGCTAAAGCATTTGATAAAAAGGGTATACAGTATAACAAAACTCCGACTGGATTACCAAGCTTTGATAAAAATTTTTTAGCAACACTTAACGATCCGTTTTCAAATAAAATCGTAGAAGCAAGAGAGTTATTTAAAGCTCGTTCTACTTTTATAGATTCCTTATTAAAACATGAAACAGTTCTGATTCTGTATTAAATATATCTGTTAACTCTTGTTTAACAATCTCTCTTTGTAATACTTTCCATAACTTCAAAGTAACTGCAGCATCTTGTTCAGCGTAAGGACCAACATACATTGGCGGTAACTTCCACATCTCACTCTTTGCATCTACACCCCACTCTTTTGCAGCTTCATACAATAAAGATTCTGATTTTGTTTCTCCAACATACTCTTTTGATAGATCTTTAAGAGAATAATTAAATCTATTTTCATTTAATAAAGGTGCAGCAATCATCGTATCTATTATTCTGCCGTGCACTTTTAATCCTAATGCATCTAACCATCCAACATCATACATGGCATTATGAAATACTTTATCACAAGGTAATTCTAAAATAGGTTTAAGTTGATTAAGAAAAACTTTTTGATCAAAGTTACCACCGCCTTCATGTGCTATAGGATAGTATCCTTCCCAACCATCCACGGCCAACGCAACACCAATAACTCTTCCTTGTTTTGTAGCCCATCCAGGTCCTACACTATTTTTTATACCATCATCTTTTGTTTCTAAGTCAATGGCTATCTCTTTTGCCTCTCTTAAATCTGGCACTCCTTCTGGCGGTAGCCACTCACTTGGAGTTTGAAAAAGAGAAGGTTGTCTCACTTCGTTCGCTCATCTATTTCCCCTGCAATAGCTGCATAGGCCGCCAAGTCTACATAGCTGTCTGGTTTATGTGCATGCATTAGTCTAGCAACTTTAACTAAAGCCATACACATTGCCACATCATGGGGTGTTAATTTTTTGCGGAGGAAAATCGACCACAATGCAGCAATGTTCTCATGATTGGTAAGCTTATCGCCGTAGTCTTCTTGGCGATCACCTCCAACTAATTCTTTTGCTTGTTCTAAAATATTTTCACAGATCATAGTTCTGTAAACTCTCTGTTAGATTGGCTCTCAATAATGTGTAAAGATTTTTTTGCTCTTGTTGTAGCAACGTAAAACACTCTCCTCTCATCGTCTCTTTTTTGCGCAAGACTTAAGTCTGCCTTACGTGGTAAGTCCTTTAATACCATAACATTGTCTGCTTCGCCACCTTTAGATGCATGAATTGTAGATAATTTTATATTTTTCGATTTATTAAAGGATGATCTGCGCATTGCTGCATTGATATAACGTTGCATCGATTCTGGTATTCTATCTAATGCAATGTTCCATTCACTATTTATGTCAGCATTTAAACCATGACCCACGACTAACGATTCGTAATTATATTTAACTTCTTCACTCGCTGTCTTTATGGCTTCTTTATGACCATGTTCTATATTACCATTGCCACTCATGTAATAATAAATATCTTGTGCTGCAAATACATCTATCTCGTTTCCTTCTTTTAAATTATTCCATCCTTGTATTGCTCTAATCATACGATCAGAAATAGAAGATCTATTTTTATATTCATAAAACAATCCCTGGTATTTTAAATCATCTGCTATTTGATCTAACACATAATTAGTTCTTGCTAAAATTAACCACGATCCATTTGTTAAATCTATTTGGTTATTGAATCGCATACGATGACGCTGCACTATTCCTTCTTCTTCTTTTGGATTCCAATCTTTTTGTACACGATCATTAACTTTACTAATCAAGTTATCAGCTACTTGATGCACGGCTCTCGGTACTCGATAAGACTGTGTTAGTATTTCTCTTTCCCCACCTATCAATCCTAATCTTTTTGTATCAGCACCAGCCCAATCAAATATAGCTTGGTCATCATCTCCTGCAATGTAAGCTCGTTTTGAATTACGAATAAGTATCTCTGCCATTTGCCATTGAATAAAACTAAGATCCTGTGCCTCATCAATAATTACAACTTCAAACCTAGGACAGTTTTTTTGTTTATTAAATTCTACAATCATATCTGTAAAATTAAATTTACTATGTTTCTTTTTATATCGTTCTAAACCTTTATCTATTTGTTCTAGCTTTTCAAATCCTCCTTGAATATGTTCACCACTACGCATGAACTCATTTGATAATGATACGTTTTTTATTTTTGCTTGATCAATTATTTTTAAATAAGGATCTTGTGGTAATGAAATACCTAACTCATCTACTGATTTGTTTGGATTAATTAATTTAACTTGTAGATAATCAGAAGCTGCTTTGTAATCATCATCATCCATAACATCAGCATTTTTTAATCCTAACATTAAGAATGCCATACTGTGTAGTGTACGAAAATACTTAAAACTTTTACGATCCAAACTAAATTTCTCCATTGCTCTCGTCACTGCCTCTCTTGCAGCTTTTTTTGTAAAAGCAAAATATCCTATTCGATCTGGTGGAGTTCCTTTTTGTAGTTCTGATTCAACAATACTAAGAAGATGTGTTGTCTTCCCGGTACCTGGTGGACCAAAAACTATTTTAATTTTCTGACTTTGACTGTCTTGTAATATCATCTTGTAATAACATTAAGTTTAATTTTATCATTTTTAAATCATCCACTAATATTCTTTTTGTTAGCTTCATGTTTCTACTCTCCGCTTTAGCTACGAGTTTCGCAGCTATACCTAAAGTTTCTTTAATTAGTTTTTCCATTCATCACCTCTAATATTGTTTTCCCTATATAGTAAGGTATCTGTGGTACCAAACTATTGCCTAATGATTTAAGTCTGTCCACCCTTTTGGGTATCCCATGAGCCACTCTACCCATGTTGGGTTCAGACTCCCACCACCCTTGACCCACTGTTCTTTGTCCTTCTTCGCTACTCTCACGGGAAGAATTGAATCTCGGTGTGAATTGATTACGGCTTTGCCACTGTCTTTGTAATCTCTCGTTGTTGGTGTTGGCCACATCAACTTCGGATGTGCTACTTGATCGTTCAAACTGATTGGCATTTTCTTTTCTAGTTTCATTTTCATTCTCTCCTCGCTGCTCGGCCCTCGGCCACTGTGAGCGTCTGGAGTGCGCCAATATCCAAATTCTTTCTCTTTGGTGGTTGGCACCGATGCTCGAAGCTGAAATACTAAACGGCCTAACGGCGTAGTCTTCACTCTCCAAGTCCTCGATAACGGTGTCGAGACCGAGTTTAATGTGTCCACTAACATTTTCTCCAATAACCCAAGTTGGTCTGAGTTCTTTGACAAGTCTAAAATACTCTGGCCAGAGGTGTCTCGGATCTTGCTCACCTTTTTGGCGACCTGCGATGGAGAAAGGTTGGCAAGGGTATCCTCCTGTGATGATGTCGATGGAATCAATTCCATCTGCTTTGAGTCTTTCATAGTTCAGCTCCTTTATATCTTCATATTGTTTAACATGAGGCCAATGCTTTTGCAGCACTTGTCTTGGATATTTTTCAATGTCACAAAATGCTTTCGTTTCAAAACCTCCAGTGGCTTCAAGTCCTAAACTGAAGCCACCAATACCACTAAATAAATCTAAGTGTTTTAATTTCATATACCGATTTTGATATTATGTTTGCGATAAAACTCTACAAGTTTCTTATGAACCTCACTTGGATTTTTATTTTTCATGTTAGTATAGATTGTTACCTTTTCTTTCCCATAAAATGGGTTCTTAGGATCATCTATTTTTTTAATTATTTTCTTTTTCATTTTCACTCCTTTGTTTAAAATGATATCTCATTATATCCCGCATTGATATTAAAGTCAATAAGTTTTTTAGAAGGGTATAGTTTCATCATCATCCAAACTATCTTCTTTTGGTAATGGCAGCGACTCTATTCTTTTAAAACTTTCATTATCAATTTCCCATAACCTGGTATTCTTCTTTTCTACTTTTCTAACAACGGACTCTGCATCTTTTTCTTTTAATCGTGCAGCTACTCTTACAGCATCAAAACCTCTGAACCGTTGCTTTTCTAAATACGCCAATAAGAATTCCATTCTAAAATATATCTTACCATTCTCTTCAAAAGATTTTCCATAGTTACATTCATCAAGAGTTAATCCTTTACCTTGGTCATTAACAAAAGCATGCAAGTGCTGATCAAATCTACCTTCTGGTGAAACATCATCCCCCATTTCAATGATCTCTGCGTTGTTACCAATCTCTTGTAATTTTATCTTCCAATCTTTTCTTGATAGATCTGGAAGGATAACATTTATTTGATCATAAACAGTTTCTTGAAATGTATCTTGTTTATGTAATGTCTTTGTTCTTACACGAACTTGTCTACCATCAATGGTTATGTACCAAATAGAATTCTCTGTTTGATATTTTTTTATACTATCAAAACCAAACTCAAAATCTCCACCAATACCAAACTCTCTCTTACGACATTGAGAAGAGTCACAGAAGCTGCACATTGGTTGATCCTTACATTTGTATTTGTAATCTGTTTTCTGATGTTGTTTAATTGTTTTATCTACTTGTCTATAAGACAAAGGTTTATTCATGTACTTGTTATTAAACTCAGAAATTTTATTCTCCCAATCATCTGGCCATTTCTTTTTTGCGTACACTGAGTAGTGATACAAAACATTATCACGACCACCCTCATCAATACCAACATTCATTAATGTTTCCAGGCAAGGTGGTCCATCAAACCCAGATGTTTTTTTCTTTGCTTTTATTTTTATCTTTTCAAAATCTTCTTTTTTAATTTTGTACTGATCATATAGATCAAAGAACTGATCCAATGTAGCAGCACTGCCATCATCAAGAAAAGCATAGCGCATAGTATTACTGCTATCAAAGTAAGGTAGATTAAGAAAAGAACCAATGTCTCCTCTAGTCGTATTGAGTTCGACTTGCTTTGGAAATATTTCACAACTGCCATAGCCTAACCCTCCAGCTAATTCCATCAACTTGTTTCGCATGATCTCTGCTGTGATTGGTTCTTCTGTAAAAAGAAATAAATGTGCACCACCACTTTTTGAACGACATGGTACAAAGGGTAGTTTATTTTTTCGTATATTGGAAATTACTTTTTTATAATCTAAAGGATAAGTATCAATGTCAATACAACCCCAAGAACAAGTGCTATCATCTCTAATGGGGATACTTCCCAAACTAGGCGCTTTACCCGCAAGATGATCTTCCCATAATGTATCTGATATAAAACCTCTTTTAGTAACTGCATTGCCTCCTACCTTTCCGTTTTTAATATCACCCGGTGAGTATTGACCATATGCCCTATCTAAACCCTCGAATATTTTTTTAAATTTTTGTGTGCTCATGATGTAAAATAGTTAAATGCAGGCCCATGATTATGCGTTGTTTAAGAAAGCATAAGTTGTAGAACAACACATAATCTGACGAACGGGCCTGTAATCCGTTAACCATTTTCTACAACCTAACTGTTAAAAGGGTATTTTTTCTGATGAAGTTTTATCTTCCTCCATTTCTGGTTGAAGCTTCTCTTTAGCTGCACTCATGTCTTTAGAAAAAGCAGATGCCTCAGTGACATGCGCTTCATCTGTTAACATAGAGTCCAACTCTATCTTCCACTTATACCAGGTTTTATCTCCATTCTTTGCCTTCTCTGATTTAAGAAGATAAGAATGTGACCACATTGGTGGAGTAAAATAAGTTCCTTTCGCATTTTGGATCTTCAAATTTTTCATCTTACTATTCCAATTTCTACTTGGCGTTAGCTGCGATGACTTCATTGAGATCACTGCTTGACTTGTTTCACCCTTTCCCCCCACGATTAACACAAAGTAATTAGCTGTCTCTTCGATGTAATTACCTGAATTATCACTCTTATAAAACTTTCCATCATCGCCACGTATCGTGTCATTCATGACTTCTTTTGATTGGTGCACGGACACAGGACCTTTAGCACCACTACCAACAGGAGCCCACTCAACGTAAGTCTTATGATAAACACAAGGGATAACCTTAACCCCTTGATCACTAGGCCACCAATCTCCAGTGACAGAATTAAGCACATGACCTGCACGTAGTGCATCATCATTTTCTAACTCTGGAGACATAGCTTGTAGAAGTTTTAATCGAGGAAGCTGCAGATCATCTGCGCTCATCTCTTCAAATCCTGTATCAACTCCTTCGAATTGAGACATAATAGCAACAGCATTGTTGCTTTCTTTTTTCTGAACTTGTTTGCTCATAATTCATACCTCATTGTTTAAAGTTACGATTGCTTGATACTGACTTTATTAAGCCTAAAGGCACCAAACAATTTCTCATCAAAGTCTACTCCATCTCTGGATTTTGCATTCAAGTACGAACGTAATGTACTCGGATGTATTGATGAGGTTTCATTCGGAACGAGTCCCGAATCCTCTGCTAGTTGTTTGAATTCCTGGGCTACTTTGTCTTCACCTTTTTTGAAATCCACACTAACTATGTTTTTTATTATATCACCATCACCTTGAGATCGCACCCAATTAAATGCGCCCTCTTTATTTTCTTCTTTGATGCTACAATATAGTTGTTCTTTAGTTGTTACTTTAGATCCATCTGTTAATTTTAATTCAGACACACCTTTTGATTGAAGAAGATCTGTAATGCTGTCAGCTAATACTTGCTCTTCCTCTTTTAATTTTTTTACTTTTACTTCTGTCAATTCAATTTGTTCTTGAACTGAACGTATGCGTTCAATCTCTGATCCTAATTGACCAAGAGCTTCATCATCTATTTTATTAAATGATTCTGTTGATACGTCTTCAAATAGTTTTGTTATGTTATTCATATGCTCTCCCATATTTTTCTATTTACTACTTGCAATTTATCTCATAGTCAACTATAAAAATAAAAAATGAGTGAATATAATTTTAAGACGAAGCCTTATGCCCATCAGTTAGAGGCATTGAAACAAGCAGATAACAAGGAATACTATGCTTTTTTTATGGAAATGGGGACAGGTAAATCTAAAGTATTAATTGATGAGATTGGTAAATATTATTTACAAGGTAAGATTGATTCAGCATTAATCATTGCACCTAAAGGTGTGTATCGTAACTGGGAGAGAGGAGAAATACCTACACATTTACCAGATGAGATACCTTATACTGTAGCTGCATGGAGAGCTCCAAGTGAAATGACAAAGGATGATAAGAAAAAATTAAAAGATATAATTTATCCTAACAAAACATTACGCATACTTCTTATGAACATTGAAGCATTGAGTGGAAGTGTTGGGATAAAATATGTGACACAGTTCTTACACAAAAATCGCACACTACTAGCGATTGATGAATCAACTACCATCAAAACACCGACAGCTTCACGAACTAAAAACGCTATAAAAATCAGTAAGTTAGCCAAGATTAGACGCATCATGACAGGCTCACCTGTTACAAAAAATCCATTGGATGTGTATGCGCAGTTAGAATTCTTAAGTCCTAATATTACACGTCAAAATTATTGGGCGTTTAAATCTAGGTACGCTGTTATGGTACGCAGGAATTTTGGAACACGGTCCACGAACCTAGTCGTAGGATTTCAACGGCTACCAGAATTAAATACAATTATAGATCAATACTCTTACCGAGTATTAAAGGAGGACTGTTTGGATCTACCAGAAAAAATTTATACAACAAGAACGATATCACTTACATCAGAGCAAGTGAAAGCTTACGAAGAGATGAGACGTTTTAATATTACAGAGATGGATGGTAAGACAATGACAAGTCTTAGTACACTTGCAGCTTTAATTCGTTTACATCAAATAACGTGTGGCCACATTACGTTTGATGATGGTGATACAAAAGAAATAAAAAGTAATCGCATGAATGAATTACTAAACGTACTTGATGAAGTAGATGGTAAAGTAATTATTTGGGCGAACTATAGATTTGATATTCGAAATATTCAACAAACATTAGCAGATAAGTTTGGAGCTGATTCTGTTGCGACATACTATGGTGATACAAAAGATAGAGATCGCCAGGACATTGTTGAAAAATTTCAAGATAAGAATTCT